CGTGCCAAACTCTTAAGTAGGGTAGACCGTATAAACCTTAGAAATATCACAGGAATACGCGATTCTGGTAATAAGTGCCGAGCAGTCGCTATAAGCGATTACTGGACACAAGTATTACTTGAACCTATAATGAGAGATGTACAAAACTATTGCGAAAAGCGTTGGAAAGGTGTTTCATTTTCCAAGAATCACGCGGAGGGCTTTAACCAGTTTAAAAAACTGATTAGTCCAGGGTGGTATTCATATGATTTTACCGCCTGGACAGATGGCCTACACGCAACTCTTCAGCGCTCATGGATGGCCACCAGATATGGTGAACACGTTGCGAACGCCTGGTATAACCTAGTTGTGGATTGCCAGTGGAATATTAAAGGTACCTCAAACTGTATCAAATATGGTACAGGACAGGGTATGGGGACAAGCGGATCTTTCGATATCGCTACAGCCACCGACCTTGAACTTTTAAACTTTGGTTATAAAAAGTTTTATAAAACAACCTTAAATAAGAAAGTTTGTAAAAAGGTAGGTGATGACCTTGCTATATTCGATCCTGAGAGATCATTATACAAAATGTATACTGAATCTTTGGGAATGAATATAAACATGTCCAAGACAAAATCTTCAACAGAAGAAAATATCTGTGGAGAGTTTGTCTCCCGTAATATTAACTGGGGTCACGATGTTAGCAGGATTTCTGCTAACATCTGTCGAGCAGTCAAGAATAATATACTTGATCTGCCACAACTGGCGTATCATCTTCAAGAGAGAGGGGTTTTTATTTCCCTTCCTCTACCTAAGATTTTTAATGCTTTAAAGATTAAAGACTTACATAAAATGAAGGTAATACGAACACTATGGATCCTTTGCAAGTTGCAATCTTCCACTAATAGCTTAAAGTTATTGAAACAGTCGCTATGGTATCACTACTGTGATTTTATTGCAGGTGACGCCGTATTGGCTTGTGTATCTACAAATAGTGGAATTCAGAAATTTAAAGAAGCCTTCTATATGTACCAAATTTCACGCTTATTGGATTCAATAAGTGAGAAAATGGGCTTAATTATGACAGGTGTTGAACTGTCGGGAATTCCCAACAGCGACCTTGTCTCCAGTGAGAGTGACTTGGAAAAACTATGGAGTCGTCGCAACGAAAGTATTGAGTTGTTGACTTCAATAGTTATCATGTCACGATCATGGAGGTCCTTTAATGAAATTTATTCATCACCAGAATTTGAGAGAATTGTTGACATAGTCAATCAACTGTCAAAAACTGAGCAAGGGATGACCTTCAAGGAATTGGGAGTTATCTCCGATGGATCTAAGATTTGGAGACCTGAGACCACAAAACTATATAATATAGTGAGTGGCCTAAGTTTAGTCCAATTACATAAAGACGGTGACGTGTTGGATTTTGTCACACAATCATCGCAGGCTTTAATAACACTGATTGGTAGTCGTATAGACCTACCTCATGACGACCCTATATTTAAAGGAATCGAGTTGCCAAATATTGGCAAAGTGAAATAAAACCGGCCATAACCGGG